GGGTCTTAGAATTAGTGGACCAGGCAACATCGCTATCAAACGGAGCTGACCATGTACGGAGACCTGAAAGGCGGCTTCGAATTTATTTCTGACACCGCTGAGCACACTGGCCGCTTTTGCTTGATTTACTTCAAGGAAGACACCGTGATCAGTGCAATCACTGTGCAGAACGCAACCGGCAACAGCCTGGCTGGCGAGACTTTTGTGGCTGACACCAAGCTTTCGGGGATTGTCACCAGCATCACGCTGTCTAGTGGTGCCTGCCTTGCTTATCGCGTCTGATGGCACTTGCTGATTCGCTGGGCAAGGTCGCAACCAACGTCCTGAAGGCGCTTGGTGCTGACGTGACAATCAGGTATGTCACCAGCGGCAGCTACAACACCACGACTGGTTTGAGCACTGAATCTGTCAGCGACACCAACGTCAAAGGTGTGGTCCAGGCAGTTGCAAAGTCTGAGGTCAACAGCTTGATTGAGGCCCAAGACAAGCGGCTTATCGTTTCAGCAGAGGAGCTAGCAACAGCCCCAGGTACTAAGGACAGAGTTGTGATTAGCTCTGTGGTGTATCAGATTATTTCAGTTAACACAGTTGAGCAGGACAATACGGCAATCACATACGAACTGATCTTGAGGGGCTGATGGCAAAACGTCGGATCCAAATTTTTCAAGTCGGTGATTACTGCGAAGAAAAAGTGAAGGAGCTTGTCCGTGAATCAGGTGTCATGCTGCGCGACCGGGTTGATGAGTTAAGCCCTGTTGGTGAAAAAAACGGCGGAACCTTTAAGGGAAATTGGCAGCCGCCTGTATATGTGGAAAACGGTTTGACTGCCAGGGTCGTCAACAACACGCAGAACTACGGTGAGGTCATCACGTATGGCGTGAACAAGCCGCCTTCTTGGCGTAATGCTTTCAGGTCGCGGTTTGGTTTGCCTGAAGGCTGGCCTACTTTGCTCGCCGGAAAAGACGTGCAAAACGCCATCCCTAGCATGTGGAACAGGATTGTTAGCAAGCCATGAGCAGCACATACAACGACATAAGAGCTGCCATTGAGGCACGCATTGCCACAGAGATGGCAAGTTCACCGGCGTATCAGGTGAGCTATGAGAATGTGCCGTTTACGCCGCCAAACAATTCCACATGGATCAAGGTGCAAATACGGTTTGGCGAAAATGCTTATGCGACGTTGCTTGGCCCTACGACGGGAAGCAACCGCCAGTCTGGGATTGTTGTGATTGGGATTTTCAGTCCAATCGGTGTTGGCACTGGCGATAACTACACACTGGCAGAACGGCTAAAAGACCTGTTTGACCGCAAGATTGTCAGCCAAATCATTTTTGATGCGGCGGACGGCCCTGCGATTGTGGAAGCTGCTCCTGAATCCTTTTTTCAAACAGAGCTAGCCATAACATTCAATGCATTCGTACAATAGGCAAAGCCAACTACCGTACTCACGCTATGGCCACCACGTTGTCCGGTACGTCCGGCGCCCTCTATTACAAGCCTGCTGGCACTGACAGCACGTTCACCTCTTCGAATGTGACCAATGCGGGCAACCAAATCTCTATCGGTGCTTACCGGAACTTCAAAGTCAACGACAAGGTTTCGTTTGGCACTGGCACCGGCGGGACGCTGCCTGCCGGATTAAGCGCCAGCACAGACGTCTTTATCAGGACTTATGACGCGGCTTCCGGGAACGCTACGTTTTCCGCTACTTCTGGGGGCACTGAGCTGGCCCTGTCAAACGACGGGACTGATGGCACCACGCCATTCACCATCAAGTTTGCTGAGTTTCAGGCTGTTGGCGCTGTTCGCGAATGGTCTTTTGAAATCACGCGGGACGAGATTGATGTGACCACCATTGGTCAAACCCTTGGTCAAACGGCACCATTCAAGACCTACATCACTGGGTTTGCTGATGGTGAAGGGTCTGCCACGATCTACACCACTGATGATGACACCACCATCGCATCACGCTTGGTGGAAGACGTTATCCAGCGGATCCAGACTGGTGTGCAGTTCAAGCTGTATATCGACCGCGTGGTTACTTCTGGGACTGTTGATGAAACCGCTAGCCGGTCAATCTCAATGGAAGCTGTGTTGACTTCAGCCAGCTACTCAGTGAACCCGGATGACGCCCAATCTATTGAGATTGCTTTCCGCCCATCTGCTGCGCCTACCTTTGATTTGGCCAAGACCTGATTGTTTGCTGTTGGTTTGTTTGCCCCTGGCTTGCGCTGGGGGTTTTTTCATGAGTAGTATCTGTTTACTGTTTCTGAGTTTTTATGTCTTCCAGTGCAAGTGGACGCGCACTTGATCGGCTTAAAAAAGCTGCGAACCTGACACCAGTCAAGCGCATCGTAGTCCTGAGCAACGGTGAAGAGTTTGTTTTTTGGTCAACCCCTTTGACCATGGCAGAGCGTGAAAGGGCACAGAAACAAGCTGGCTCAGACGATGCCAATCAATACGCCCTGCAGTTGCTGGTCAACAAGGCAACCGATGAAAATGGTCAGCGTATGTTCAAGGCTGGTGAACTTGCTGAGTTGAAAAATGATGTCCGTGACGAAGACCTACAGGCTTTGATGGTTGCCTTGATCACTGGTGAAGGCAACGTCACAGAGGAAGAGTCAAAAAACTAAAGCAGCTCTTTAAGGATGATTGGCCTTTGAGGGTTCGTATGCGTTTGGCCCGTGAGTTGGGTTATACGCTTGCTGAACTCTCCAACAGAATGTCCCGTGAAGAGCTTCAGCTTTGGTGCTTGCTGTTTGAGGTAGAGGCCCAGGAAGAACAGGAGATGCGCCGCAAAGCCAAGCGGCGGTAGACTTCAGGCAACACGGCGGGAATCTTGTGGCTGGCCAGGTTGTTGTCGAACTTACCGCTGCAGATAAAGTCTCCGGTGTTCTCGACAGGATTAACGGGGCGGCAAAAAGGCTTGACCAAGGTGTCCGGGGAGCTACACAAAAAGTCCGTAAAAGCTTTGCCGGGATTCAGGGCCAAGCTGTGAAACTACAAAGCGTCTTCGTTTCACTTGGCGCTGCTGCCGCCGTCAAAGGGTTTGCGCAAGCCGGTATTGAGGCAGATAGAACTGCAAAACGGCTTAAGTTTTTGGGTGATCAGTTTGGGGAAACCGCAAAGCTTCAGGAGTTTTCTGCGGAAGCAGCCAAGCGGTTCACCTTGGGGCAAACAGATGCCGCAAACGCTGTCGCTGATCTGTTTGGCCGCTTGCGCCCGATGGGTGTGTCCATGGAAGACATTGAAACTGTTTTCAATGGTGTGAACGTCGCCGCAAAGCAAATGAGCTTGAGCACGGCAGATGTTGAGGGCGTGATGCTGCAGCTGAGTCAAGCCTTAGGTTCCGGCAAGCTACAAGGCGATGAGTTCAGAAGCATCATGGAGCGCCTGCCAAAAATTGGTCAGGCAGTAGCAAAATCAATGGGTGTGACTGTTGGTGAGCTAAAAAATCTGAGCAGCCAAGGAAAACTAACTACAGAAGAAATTATCAAAGCGTTGAAAGGCATTGAAGACCAAGGCTTCCCTGAAGCAGATGGCGCCGCACAGTTCAGCAAGGCAATGAAAGATCTTGCGACAACTATTGGGCAAAAGCTGACACCAGTTATTGATCCTGTGCTGAAAATGATTGCAGGACTTGTCAATAAGTTTGTCGAACTGCCTGAGCCTGTTCAGGCTGCTGTAATCGGTTTTACAGCTGTTGCCGGTGCCTTTGCCATCATTGGTCCGTTGTTGCCTGTCATTGCTGGCGGCCTTGCCGCAATCGTGGCGGTGCTGACTGGGCCTGTTGGCATAGTTGCTGCGATCGCTGGTGTTGTTGCTGCCTTTGTTGCCATGAAAGGCTCCTCTGAAGAAGCTAAAGAGCCTATGTCACAAGTAAATGATGAGGCAGGGAAAACCAAAGCCGCCATTGAAGCAGCCGCACGCGCAAAACAAGAGTTTGTCAACAAAACAGAGGCACATATCCGCTCACTTGAACAAGAAACATCAATTATCAAGCAGCAGGAAGCAGCATTTGAGAACTCTCTAAAAGTAACTGACGCCAGGCTTGATGCAGAATCTGCTATCAACGATATGCAGCATAAAGCCCTAGAGATTGCTTACGAGCAAGCTGGGTCCGCTGGTGAACGCTTGAAGATTGCTAGGGAAATTTTCAACAATGAATTGCAGGGCGCAAAAATTGCGTTTAAGCAAACGTTGAACAGCATCAAAGCTGAACAACAACGGCTCGTTTTCCGTAAGCAGGCGGCTGTGATTGAAGCAAAAATGATCCAGGCGCAAGGTGAACTCGCTGCAGCAAAAGAAAAAGACAATGAGAAAGCAGCACTTATCCTCCAAAAAACACAAAAAGCCGTCCAAGTCCAAAGAGAAAACATTGGACTTATTGACGACCAGATTGTATCTCAATCCAAAATTGCAGGTTTCCAGAGGCAGGCCGCTGAAGCACAGCTTGAGTCAGCGCGGATGACTGCAGAGCAAAACCTCAAGCAAAGGCTGGTAAGCAAAGAAATTGGTATGAGTCAGCAAGGGGCAAATCGTTTGACCGGCAGCATTGGTGAAGGGCACACGCAATCTATGAATCTTGAAGGCTCGGTCAGGCGTGTAGGAGACAATGCCAGAAGCACTTCGCACATGTTCATTCAAGTTTCAAACAATGCCAATAATGCCGCTAACCAAATCACTCGGGCTGCTATCGCGCAAGAAAGGCTCAATAGGGCCAGAGTCCGTCAGAGCAGTTCGCGCTCATCGTCAACTACCCGCCAGGCAGCTGAAGGCGCTTACTGGAAAGGCGGTTTCCAGGCCTTTGCCCGTGGCGGTGTTGTAAACGGCCCGACGCTTGGCTTGGTCGGTGAAGGTGGAGAGCCTGAATACATCATCCCGCAAAGCAAAGCAGCTGGGTTCGCTGCCAACTTCCTTGCAGGGCAGCGTGGAGCTGGTGCGATCCCAGGGTTTGCAGAAGGCGGCTACGCGACGCCAAACGTCAACATCCAAACCGGCCCAGTCACGCAAATGGATGGCACCAACTATGTGACCACACAAGAAATGACAAAGGCCGTGAAGGCTGGCGTTCAGCAAACGTTGCAAGTTTTGAGGCGTGATATTAGTGTTCGCGGTGGGCTGGGGCTGTCCTGATGGCTAATTACGACATCATGACTTTTTTGGAGTATTACGCTGATCGCGCCAGCGTTTTTGATAGCAGTACAAGCAAGCGCACGCCTACAAACCAGTGGCAAAATTTCTATCAGGTTAAACAGCAACTCAGCACCGACAATGAGTCTGACGGCGATTATTTGTATCTGGCATTTGACTGTGATGGTTTCAGCTCAACTGCGGCAGCGGCTATCGGTGACCTGAGGGTTGAGCTTGCAGCAACAGCGCAAATTGTTGACATCACAAACACAGCTATCGCGGCAGACAATTTGATTATCGCTTCCCTGTATATCCAAAATGCGGGGAACGATAGTTTTCACGCAGGAAGCGCTCAGCAGATCAGCCGTTACATCGGCAGCATTGAGGAGGCTTCTTTGTCAGATGAAACAGTGGAATGGACTGTAAACCCTGCAATAAATAAACTGAACCCGCAGGTGCCTACCCGTGTGGTCACAGAAGACATGATGGGGAGGTTTTTACCAAGATGAATATCCTTGGCCCTGAAGAGTTTTTGCTTGGCGTTGAGTTTCAAGTTACTTGCACTGACGGCAGCGTTTATGAAAATGTTGCGTGGAAGTATTGCTCTGATTCTGTTCTGCGATGGTTTAAAACTGATGGGACGCAGGTCACCGGCATTGCCTCAATCTCTGGGGGCGTTATGGTGACTCACCCCTACCTTTTAAACCAAGCTATGGCTGACTGTCAGGAGGAACGCTGATGCCAAAATTTATCCCCTATCAAAAAGGCAAAAGAGCCCCTGCATCTGGTGCGATTGATTTCAACAGCTCACCAGAAAACAAAAAACAGCCATACGGCAACGTTGATAAAGATCAAAAAATTGCTAAC